GGTAAGAACGGTTTATTCACACCGCCAACTTACAGCCACATTTATAATCTAAAGACTGTTCAAATGTCAAATGACAAGGGAACATGGTTTGGATGGGAAGTGTCTAAGGTAGGTCCAATTACAGATAAAGCTGTGTATGATATTGCAAAAGGTTTTGCCGAAAGATTAGGCAAGGGAGAAGTGCAAGTCAAACATGGAAGTAATGAAGACAAACAGGATACTCCATACTAATTCCTAGGAGCAGGCGGGGAAGCGAGAGTGGAACCGCCTGTTAAAATTTTATGTCGGTAGAAAATTTTAAAAGTATTTTTAATGGATTAGAACGTGCGCATGGTGTCACTTTTATAGACAAGAAAGGTGTGGACGGCGAGAAGATTAAGGGAAAATCTTTTGTTAAAAGAGAACCAGTCACTGAAGATTTATGGCTTAAACATTTACAAGGCACAGAACCAAGCTTAGGAATTATTCCAATTAACGATGACAACAAATGTGTATGGGGATGTATTGATATAGATTCATACGCAGGATTTGATCATTCAAAATTAATTAACAAAATTAAATTATTAAATTTACCACTCATAGTATTTAGATCTAAATCTGGTGGGGCACATGTATTCTGTTTTACTACTGTACCAGTAACTGCTAAACTAATGAGAGATAAACTTTTATCTGTTAGTGCAGTATTAGGTTATGGTGGATCAGAAGTATTTCCAAAACAAGTAGAATTAAAATCAGAAGAGGATACAGGAAACTTTCTTAACTTACCATACTTTAATGGGGATGATACCATGAGGTACGCCTTTCTCGAAAGTGGGGAGGCTGCATCAATTGAAGGCTTCTACGATTTATACGAAAGAAATAAATTAACACCCGAACAACTAGAAAGCTTAGAAATTAAAAGACCTGAATCTGAATTTAGTGATGGACCACCATGCATAGAATCATTAACACAAACTAAATTAAAAGATGGAAGAGATAGAGTTATTTATCAATACATTCAATACGCAAAAAGAAAATGGCCAGAAGATTGGCCTAACAGAATTAATAAATTTAATTATAATTATTTTGATCCACCATTAGATGACAAAACTATTCAAGATAAAATAAAATTTCATAGTAAAAAAGATTTAGGATTTAAATGTAATGAAGAACCTATGTGTAATCACTGTGATAAAAAATTATGCAAAGCTCGAGAATTTGGAATTGGTGGTGAATCTGTATTTCCAGAACTAAATGATTTACAAAAAGTAGAATTAGATGAGCCATACTATTGGGTTAATGTTGATGGGGAGAGAGTTAAGTTAGACAATATAGATTGTTTAATCGACCAAAGATTATTTAGAAGAACAGTAACAAAACAAATAAATAAAAAACCACCAAGAATTAAACCAAATGAATTTGACAAGTATGTAGATTTATTACTAGCTGGTGTTGAAATAGTTAAAGCTCCGCAAGGCTCTTCTATCTTAGATCAATTACAAGATCATTTAGAAGAGTTTTGTTCTAATAGGACAGCTAAGTCTACAACAAAAGAAGATATTTTACGTGGTAATGTTTGGACTAACGAAGGAAAACATTATTTTATATTCAGTAAATTTTTTCATGGATACTTACAGAGAAAAAAATGGGGCGAGAAAGCACAACCAACTCAACAAATGTTGAAAGAACATTGTGAATGTAAAGATGATAGACTTACTATAGGTAAGAAGAGACCTAGTGTTATGATAGTAGATGCATTTGAAAGACCAGAACAAAATTACACACAGAAAAAATTAAAAGAGGACGATCCATTTTAATGAAAACAATAGTATTAGGACCTCCAGGAACTGGAAAGACTCACACACTTTTAAATAAAGTAGATGATTACTTAAAAGAAACTGATCCAGATAAAGTAGGTTATTTTGCTTTTACTAGGAAAGCGGCTAACGAAGCAAAGGATAGAGCTATGAATAAATTTAATTTATCTGAAGATGATCTTCCATATTTTAGAACACTACATTCATTAGCATTTAAAAGGCTCGGTATTAATAAAGAAAATGTTATGCAACGCAGACACTATGAAGATTTAGGTAAAAAAATAAATTTACCACTAGATTATAATGACTACGATGAAGAAGAGACAGGATTATTTACTACTAAAAGTGATTACCTTAGAATTATTAACTTAGCTAAACTTAGAAATATTACAGTAGACCAACAATTTAATCTTGGAGAACACAACCAAGATGTAGAATATGATAAACTAACTATCATTGCCAATGAACTAGATAGATACAAAAAGGAATATGGTCTAATAGATTTTAATGACATGATCCTAGACTTTGTTAAGTCTGATAAATCTCCTAAATTTGATGTCGTATTTATAGATGAAGCACAAGACTTATCTCGTATGCAATGGGATATGGTTAATCACTTTAATACTCAGGATTCTTTTATAGCTGGTGATGATGATCAGGCAATATTTAGATGGGCTGGTGCAGATGTAGATAGATTCATTACACAAACTGGTAAACTTTTACACCTAACTCAATCAATGCGTATACCTAGAAGTGTTCATGACTTTGCTATGAAAATTATAGAAAGAGTATCCAATAGAATACATAAAGAATGGAAACCAAAAACTGTAGAAGGATCTGTAAATATGTATGAATCCTTTGAGGATGTTGATTTGAGTAAGGGTGAATGGATGGTGCTCACACGAACACGACATATGTTAGATGCTATAGAGGAAACATTAAAGACGAGAGGTTTATATTTTGAAAATAAATTTAAAAAATCTTTTGAAAAAGATATTCAAGAAGCAGCTATTGATTGGCATAATCTTTTAAAAGGACATTTATTAAGCTATAAACAATTAGAAAATATCTCTAAATATATGGGTCCAGGCCATTGGCATAAGAAAAAAATGAAAGGAATGGTTAAAGAATCTTATTATGGAATAGATCAATTAATTAAAGACTATGGACTACAAGTTAAATTAGATTGGTTTGAAGCATTTGATGACTGTTCAAATAATAGAAAAGAGTATATAAGAGCTATGAGAAGAAATGGAGAAAGTTTGAAAGACAATCCTCGTATACAATTATCCACTATACATAGTGTTAAAGGTGGTGAAAAACAAAACGTAGTTTTATTAACTGATCTTACACATAATACTAACAAAGCTTACGAAAAAAATCCTGATGATGAGAACAGATTATTTTATGTAGGTGCAACCAGAGCAAAAGAAAACTTACATATTATCCAACCCAAAGATGATTATAAAAGTTTTCAGATAGGAGATCTATGAGTGTTTGGGACAAACAACACGGAGGATCACACTATCAAAATTTTAAAATTCAACCTAGTAAGTTTGTTGTGGAGAATGAGTTGCTTTTCCCGGAGGGATGCGCTATAAAGTATATCTGTCGTCACCGACTGAAAGGAAAGAAGCAAGACATATTGAAAGCCATACATTTTTTAGAAATGATTATTGAAAGAGATTATAAAGAAATAGAGAAACCAAAAGAAAATAAACCAGAAGATAAACCTAACACATGGGGAATAATTAAATGATACAAAAACCTTTGTTTGCGCCACAAGTAGAGTGGACACCACCACAAGACTTTCCAGACTTATCCAAGTATGAAGAGATAGCAATCGATTTAGAGACAAAAGATCCTGACTTAATTAAAATGGGATCAGGCTCAGTAACTGGTAGAGGACAAATGGTTGGTATAGCAGTAGCTGTACATGATTGGTCAGGTTATTATCCAATTGCTCATGAAGGTGGTGGTAATATGGATAAGAAAAAAGTTTTAAAATGGTTTCAAGGAGTCCTCAACACCGACGCTATAAAAATATTTCATAACGCCATGTATGACGTGTGCTTTATACGCGCAACAGGTTTAAGTATTAACGGTAAAATAGTTGACACGATGATTGCATCGGCCGTCGTTGATGAAAATCAAATGCGTTATGACTTAAACAACTGTGCTAAACGATACACCGGAAAAACAAAAAGTGAAACAAATTTATATGAAGCAGCCAAGTCCTGGGGGGTTGACGCCAAGGCAGAAATGTATAAACTACCTGCCATTTATGTTGGCGAGTATGCAGAAAAAGATGCTGAGATAACCTTAGCCCTTTGGCAAGAACTTAAGAAAGAAATTTTACACCAAGATATACAATCTATTTTTGATTTAGAGACCGAACTATTTCCTTGCCTCGTTGATATGAGATTTTTAGGAGTGCGTGTAGACGTTCAAGCTGCTCAAAAATTAAAGCAAGAGTTAGTTGAACAAGAAAAAGAATTCCTACACAAAGTAAAAAAAGAAACACAAGTAGATGTTCAAATATGGGCTGCACGTTCCATTGAGCAAGTTTTTCAAAAACTCTCCCTACCATATGACCGCACCGATAAAACAAATTCTCCATCTTTTACTAAAAATTTTTTACAGAATCACCCCCACCCGACAGTGAAACTAATTGCCCAGGCCCGTGAAATAAACAAAGCCCATACCACATTCATTGATACCATATTAAAACATTCTCATAAAGGAAGAATTCATGCTGAAATTAACCAACTTAGATCCGATAATGGAGGTACAGTAACCGGGAGATTTAGTTATGCTAACCCGAATCTCCAGCAGATTCCGGCTAGAAACAAGGAACTTGGACCACGGATTAGGTCATTATTTATACCCGAGGAAGGCCATACATGGGGTTGTTTTGACTATTCTC